TTTGGTCTGGGTCTCGGCAAATTTCTGCATGAACTTAACCATCTCTTCAAAAAGTCCGTTCGTTGCCGCAGGGCTACTTACTAGGTCGGCGGAAGCGATGGATTGGGGTCGGATATAGTCCTTGCCGTTGATGGTCTCGGACTCGTTCACGAAAGCCAAGGAAACGCCGAACTGGTCTGGAGCTTCTGCGGCCATCTCTTTAATAAGGCCGTAGTGCGGGGAGTTGCGGAGAAGGCGAAGGTCGGCAACCAGCTTATTGCCCTCGATGCGGGGGTTGCGGGCAAACGCCACTACTGCGTCTAGCCCAGAGCCGTGGTTCATCTTTACCTTAACGCCATTCTTTGCAGACTTCATAATTTCGAGGGCGGCTTCTAGGCTTTTTCTATCTACAAACAGATCATGTCCTTTGGCCTCCCCCACTTCCAAAATGCTGACTCCACCTAGTTCCAATTCCTCCATCTCTTCGTCCCTATATGTATTATAGGCAACTGCCGCCCTTTGTTTTTCATCGGGAAAATCGCTGATGGCTTGTTCGTTAGCCATAAACCTTCCAACAAAATCTTGTTCCGATTCGTCTCCTCTGGGGGTAGGTAGTGGCATAGAATATTTTTTTATGTCAAAGAAGGTCGCCGTCTGCCTTGCGATAGGATTCTTTGACCTCTCCACCGCCAGCCATCTTTAGAAACTTGTTCACCCTAGCCATCGCCCAAGCGTTGCGTGAGTTGGGCTTACCCCCGGTAATCGTTGGCCTAAAGCTAGTGGAGAACGCACCCGCCCCCCTGCGAAACACTTTCTTTAATGCTCCAAGGGTGGGGGCTTTCCTTGTGGGGTGCTTGTCCTTGAACTCGGCAATCTTGTTCTTCAATGCTTCCTCGTTCTCGGCTGAAATCTCTATGTCGCCAGCTTTGCTTCTGGTGGATGCTGTTCCTTCTGGGTTCTCCTTGGAGCCTTTGATTCGCTCCTTGGGAGGTGCGGGAGTTTGTGCCGCAGACTTGGGGCCGGGTCGGGCTAGTTCCTTTGCCTTCTCATCAGTCATTGGGCCACCCACAATCCAAGCGTCACAAGTTCTTTTGGCCGCACATTTAAAATCAAAAATCTCGCAGTAACCTAGATTGCCACCAATAGCGACTTCATTTGCATCCTCGCCGATGCCCTTCTTAATACACCCAAGAACTTTGCTCCTCTGGTCAAAGGCCGCACAATTACCGCAAAGCATTTTCTTGGCTGTGCCTACATCGCCTTGGAACTCGTCTGCCTTGGCTTTCCAGTAATCTTCGTTTGGCTCGTTAGGATTGGCTGGGCCGTAGTTCGCATCGTCCACCGCTGTCTGCCTATTGGCTAGATTGGTTTTGATGTCTTGAGTTGCGATTGGGCAAGAGGCTGGTTCTGCTAGTTCTTTCTTGTCCCTTGCTTCCATCTGCCCAACCACTTTCCTTGCCCAAGCATAACCAGCATCACCACCCCATCCGTGCCACGCTTGCCATCCCTTGCCCTGTTCGTCCCAAGTTGCACCTTTCTTATCGACTTCATGGCGATCAAAGAAGGCTTTCATTCTGCGGACGGTATCTGGGGAGAGGTTCACACCATTCATTAAATCCCTTGCTCTGGAGATGCCGACCGGGGTCATTCCCCTTTGGCTTGCTGGCTTGCCTTCCCTCACATCCAAAGCTCTTTTAGCCGCATCCCTAGCTCCTTGTGGGGGCGTGAAGTCTATCCCATCGTATTTCCCTAGCTCGATACCGCCCATCATCCCTTGAATCAGCATCTTAATAGATGCGGGGTCTAGCTTTGCTAATACCTCTTCAGTATCTTTTTTTTTAACTTCTAAATTTTCCGAAGAAGGCTCAATCGGTTCATCTGGTTCTGGAGCATTGTCTGGTTCCTCGCCATCGTCTTGTTCGTCCTCATCGGGTTTCGGTGCTGGTTGTGGCTTTGGTGCTGGGGCGGCTGGAACTGGTTTTTCTGGCGGGACAACATCGCTGATTGTCTCTGGGGGAACGCCATATTCTTTAGCCAAGTCTTGAATTGCCTTGGCCTCGATTGCCCTTTGACGCATCGAAGCCTCCCAATCGGCTCCACGCTCTGCGTAGATGTCGGAGCCTGTGCGAAGCCCGCTCTTAAATTCTGCGATGGCACTTGCAGATTCCCGCCCAAGATCAATCGAGACATTCGCCCCGAAATTGAAGATGCCTCTAGTAGTTTTCCCGCCCTCGCTCGTTTGGATCATTCCCCTAGCAACTGCGTCTGCAATTACAATGTTCTTGATGGGGCGAAGCACCTTGTCATTCAAAAGATTCTGGTAGCGTTTGAAGGTGCGCCCTGCCTGTTGCATTTCTAGGCGAGCAGTTGGGCCGGACATGGCAGAAGGATCAACCGCAAAGGAATATGGGATTCCAAGTCCAAGACAGATATTCCGCATTAGAACTTTGTGAAACTCGATAAACGCTCCGCTAGGACGACTTGGGCCGTTGGGGAAAATAATATCCTCGCCCGGTTCTAGGTAGGAAATTTTGCCAGACTCAATCGTTTCTAGCTTGATCTGATTCCCGCTAATGTCCTCTTCGGTTGAAAGCGTGGAAAGGTCGGCGGCATTGTTGTTGTTGCGCTTTACGATCCCGCTCTGGGAGCTTGCAACCTTGGCCGCCATCTTTTCAAAGCTGGTAAGTTCGTGAATGTCGGTTGCATCATTGATGGCAGTGTGGAATGCTGAAACTCCCCGATATTGGTCGATCCGAAGTGGATCAAAAAGGTGGAAGGCTTGGCTTGAGGGAATGGTGATTTGGTAGCTATAAAAATCCCCGATGCTTCGGTTGTAAATATCGTAAGCCGTGGGTGCACCTGTGTTGCGATCGATATGGATTCCGCCGATAAGCTCTAGGCTGGTATAAACTTTAAAAGGGTCACCAAGTCGGTCGGCCTCAATGCCTTGGATTTTTAGATCGCCATTGGAATCACGAACCAAAACAAAAAGGAAGTCACCATCCCGCAACATCGACATAACCGCCACTTGCATAAGGGTTGATCCTGTATGCCTTGTGGAGATATCGCACTTGTCCCACCATTCGTTCCAATAGGCTTCGACATCGGTGTTTACTTGCGGATTCTGCGTCCTTGCTTGGTAGCTGATGGTTCCCGCAACATGACCTGCAAACTTCAAAAGGATTGAGCGAACCAAGCCGACATTCTCGGCCAAGTCCCTCGCCCGCTTCATCAACTCTACACGATCATAGTTGGAGCGATAATCTTCAGCCCCAGAAAGTGAGCTTGGCCCCTTGCGCTCCCGGCTATATTTTACGGCATCATATTCGAAGTTCTTGAGCTTCTGGCGGGCAAGAAGGCGATCCACCGCTCCCTGCGGATTGACGAAGGCAATAGCCTTGTCGATCAGATTCAATTCGGCCTTTTTCTTCATGGCCCGAATTTAGCGTAAGTCGTCAGCACCCTAGAACCATCTGCCAGCTTGATGGCATAAGTCAATTCTTCAATCGTGTCTCTGACTTCTCCAAGATTGGCTCGGCTAAAAGACCTTCCCCCGATTGAATAAGACGCTCCGGCTACCGCAATCGCTTCTAGGCACTCAAGATACTTTGTGCGGAGACTCGTTAGGGTAGCTATGGGAAGCCCGACAAATGAACCCCTAGCCATAAAAATCCCCACTTATGTCAAAATTACTCAACGATTTCCTCTTGGTTAAGATCACTAGCTGTGACCTTTAACTTGCCATGCAAAGCCGCCCCCACGATGTTCATGCACTCAGCATCCATTAAGTGATTGTTTTTGCCGACTTGCTTCCAAACCATGCGTTCCCTTCCTGTAAGGGGATTCTTTACCCTAACCTTGGCCTCTGCGTTGATATGCTCAAAATAGACTAGGGGAGTATCCTCGGCAACCCATCCCTCTGTTTTTAGGAAGTTTGCCAAGATGTCCTTGATGGCCGGGTTCGACCAACGCCACACAGGGCAGAGCTTCCATTTCCAGCCATCCTTCGACATGGTTTGCTTGCCGCTGAATGGGTCTCCGTTGGCGATTCTGGCGTATGGGCGTTGAACCTTTGCGTTGCCCACGATTTCGGAGAAGCTGGCCTTGTCGGAGCCTACAAGCGCAATCCAACCGTTCTTACAACAATTCAAATAAACGTCCCTAGTCTGATCCCCCGAATCGCAAAAGACGGCGGCGGCTTTAACTGAAAACTCCTCGGCCTTGGCTTGAATATCTCCCCAAGTCTCAAGCCTTCCCGCCCATATAAGCCTAGACTTTCCTTCGGTGTCCCAAGTCCGAACAATTGCCCAAGCGTGGAAGCCC